ATGGCGCTCCCACTGTGCCGACGCCGAGTTTCGATCACATTGCCGACCCGCAGCTTCGCCGCCGCTTCCGATATCTGGCGAGATGCGGGCGGTGGGACGATCTCGAGCGCGAGATGATGGGCAAGCGAGGCGCGCGCATCGCGCCAGACTGCGAAACGAAGGGATGAAATGAAAATGGCGAGCAAAATCGGCGAATTGAAAAGACAGGGGGACGTGCTGTTTATCAGGCGCGACAAACTTCCGGCGGGCGCATCGAGGAAGCGTCCGGACGGCGCTGTCGCATACGGGGAGTCGACCGGGCATTCGCATCGTCTGGCGGATCTCGAGACAGCGGAAGTGCTGGAAATCGGCGAGGGTATTTTCGTCCGCGTTTCCGGCGAGGGCGTTTCGATTGCGGGCGATCCCGGCGCGACCTTCGTGCATGAAGAGCACGGCCCGGTTTCGCTCTCGCCGGGTAACTATGAGATCCGCATTCAGCGGGAGTATTCGCCTGAGGCGATACGGAATGTCGTCGACTGATTCGCGCGGTCTTTTAGCTCCCTTCGCGGAGGCTTGCAATTATCCGGGCAGGCTGGACGAGCGCGAGGTGGAAGGCCATCTCGCGCGCTATCTGTCGGCCTTGGGAATCGAGCGGGAAATCGTGCGTCTCCGCGCGGGATGGAGCCTTGACGACCAGCCGTCCTTGCACAAATACGTGTTCGAGGTGATGCATAGAATTCGTCTTGCCCATGCCCCTGTGGCTCTGGACGTTCTGGACGCTCAGGACGCTATGGCCGCTCGGGACGCTCGGGACGCTCTGGACGCTCTGGCCGCTCGGGACGCTATGGCCGCTCAGGACGCTATGGCCGCTCTGGACGCTCTGGCCGCTCGGGACGCTATGGCCGCTCAGGCCGCTCAGGACGCTATGGCCGCTCGGGACGCTCGGGCCGCTCAGGACGCTCTGGACGCTATGGCCGCTCGGGACGCTCAGGCCGCTCAGGCCGCTCTGGCCGCTCGGGACGCTCGGGCCGCTCAGGCCACTCGGGACGCTCGGGCCGCTCGGGACGCTCGGGCTATTCAGCGATTCGCCGCGTGGTGCATCCAGACGTGGGGATGGTGGGGTTGGAGATTCGATCTGTCGTGGATCGCGACAACTTACATCGGTGCGGTCCAGTTGAAACACAGCTGCGTCCAAGCGTGGGCGGAACCTGTTTATAGCGCCTTTCTGTCGGGTGCGTGGCTACTGCATTTCACCGAAGATACCCTGTATTGGGTCGCAAAACCCACCGTTCGCCTCGACGAAAGGCGAAGGCTTCACGGCGAACGGTACGCCGCTCTTGAATCTGACGTCGAAAACCTTTACTTCTGGCACGGCGTCATGGTGCCTGCCTTCGTGGTGGTTCGGCCAGACTGGATCACTGTGCGGCATGTTCTCGACGAGCGGAACGCGGAAGTCCGGCGCGTCATGATCGAGCGCTACGGCCAGGACCGCTTCATCAATGACGCGGGAGCCGTAATTATTGATCGCGGCGGCGACGGCGAGTTGCTGGCCATCGATCTGCCTGATGACCCGGAACGCCGCATCGTGGCCCTTCGGCTGCGCTGCCCGTCGACGTCCGCCGTTTACGTGATTCGCGTCCCGCCGGATCAATCGGATTACCTGGCTGCGAAGGCGTGGACGTTTTCGTTGAGCAAGAGCCAGTACGTGCTCGCGGCGGAGTCATGAGCGGCAAAAAGAAAGCCCTATTTATGGGCACGACCGATGTGCCCGTCGAGCGCAGCGCGGGAGAAATCACGTCGAAGCTCGTCGAAGCGGGTGCGACCCGCGTCGCCGCGATATACAGCGATCGCAAAATGGCCGGCATCGAGTTTCACTTTGAGCAGGACCGTCTCGAATTTCCGTTTCAGATCCCGGCCAAGGTAAGCGCCATTTTCGACAAACTCTGGTCCGCGCGCAGCCACCTGCATAAAGGCCCAGCCGACCGCGCCATTCTGACGGCGCAGGCTGAGCGCATTGCATGGCGGCAACTCTACCGCTGGGTTGAGGCGCAGGTGGCGCTGATCGAGACCGGGATGGTTTCTAATATCCAGGTCTTCACGCCCTACATGCTCGTCGCGGGCGGCCGCACGGTCTTCGAGCTTGTCATGGAGCAGCGATTCAAGGAACTGCCCGCGCCGGAGATCCCTCAATGACCGGCAGCACGAGAACGGTCCACTTTCGCCCGCCCCCGCCGGATCAACCGAGCAATGGCGAAAACATGTCCGGCGGTGAGGCCTCGTCCCGTTTATGCGTCGCCGCTTCCTGCGGCTTCGCCCGGCGCCGCGCCCGGCGCCGCGCCCGCCATCGTGCTGTGGGGCAGGCTCTGCGCCACGGAAAAACGCATCCGGACGGAGATCGCGCACCTGCCGGTCGCGGCGGACGATTACCACGGCACATTGCATTCGCTGGCGAGCGCCGTGCAGGCGCTCGAAGGCGATATCAGGCTGCTGCTGAAAATGCTCTACGATAAGGGGGAATTTTGAGCCCGCGCCTGGTGCCATTACCGACTGACCCGGCGGACGCGCCGAAATACTGGCGCGACGAGACCTCCGGTGTCCTCGCGCGGGCCATCCGCGTTTTTCTCGGCGATCCCGGCGACCTGACGGTCCGCGACGTGGCGTACATTCGCGCTTATCTCTCGCAATGGATTCAATCGCCCGCCTGGGATGCCAATCCGCACCATGACGACCGCTCGCGCGCGGCGCTGGCCGAGCTGCGCGCCGGCGTGGGGGCGATTGCGGATGCCGCCGACATTCGGGCGTGGCTCTTCGCCGCGCTCGGGGAAGGACACGATCCCCTCTGAGCAGCCCCGCGCAACAAACGCGCCGCAAACGCAACCGCACGCTGGGCGACTGGTACGAGCGGCCCGCCCATGTGCCGCGCAATAGCCCGGTCCCGCGGCGCGGCTGGTTCGTGCAGCAGATCATGACACTCTCGGAGAGCGTTGTGTTCCGCGCCATGTGGACGCTGAAGCCCACGCGGCTTCCCGGCGATCAGGGCGTGCTCGTGGCCAACGCCAGCATAACGAAGGTCGCCCGCGCCACCAAGCCATCGCTCGATGCGCTGTATGGCATAACCTGCGCAGTCGCCATGCCTCATCGCACGGTGGGGCATTGCCTCGATCGTCTCGCGCGCAAAGGCATCATCGAGCGCTGGGGGACGCTCGCGCCGCACAGTCCGTTCGGCGCGTCGTGGCGGATCCGGCGATTCGACGAAGTGCTTGCGCGCTGGGCCGCCGATGCCGCCATCGGCACGACGGTGAATCGCAATTTTTATTTCCGGGGCAAAGGCCGCTGGCATCTGACGCCCGCAGAGCTGATCGACTGGAAGCTCGACCACACGGCGGCGGAGGCGAATCCCGCCGCGCAGGGCGTCGCTCTCGCCGATTTCGCCGAGCCGGGGATCCCCGTGACAGCCGGGAAATCCGATGACGCCGCGCTCGATCTCACGGCTGTGATGACCGCGCTCATCGATGTCTGCGGCACCGGCGACCAGGGCGACGCGCGGTTCATCTGGCGCGAAGCGCTCAAGGTCTCGGGAAACCACCCGGTTCCCCCCGTCGACGCGGTCGCCGACATGATCCGCGCGATGGGCTCGGACTGGCGGAAGACGGGTAACCGCACCAATCCCATCACGCATGGACTCGTAAAGGCCAGAATCGGCGGACGCATCCAGGCCTGGCGGCATAATATCGCCGCCGAGGCCCGCGCTAAAGCCGAGGGGGCGCGCGTAGCCCGCGAGAACCGGGTCCGCAGCCTGGCGGACATGATCGAGCTGCTGCGGCGGGGGGATTTGCCGGCCGATGAGCACGAGTTTTACCAGAGCCAGCTCGCGGCCGCGAATCCGGACGAGCGCGAGGACGCGGAGCGCAGTTTCAGCCGCACCGCGTAACAACTAGCCGAACAAACGGCGAAACCATACAAAAGTATGGTGAGCACGGCGTCAAGCAGACTTGACGGCCCGTTTCCCCACCTTTTTCCGCGCCGGTCGCTTCCCCGTTTTCCCGGATTTTCCCTCCGCCAGCCGTGTCTCCGCGCCGCGCGGCGCAGAATATGGCAGAGTAGGTCTGCAAGATAGTCTGGCAATCTTGCACAGTCAATGCCGTGATGCGTAACCTATACCTTTTGTATTAGATACGGAGATAAGACTCTGGTAGTAGTGCGCCGCCGTCGCTCGAAAATAACGATGCGCTCCGCGCCGCTCTTCAACTCACCGCATGGAAGGGCGCTCCGCGCCCGCCTCACTCACCCGCCCTGCAGCGTTCCGTCGTTTCAACCCCGAAAACCCACTCTCTTCTGATAGCGGGAACCAGAAATCAACGCGGAGTTGCTGAAAGTGCGATATCATCCCAAACAGGGCAAGCCCACCCCGCCCCGGACGCATGAGCGCGAGAGCGATGTCTCTTTTGTCGATCATGCGGAAGATTGTTACTCCCATTGACGATGCACCGGAACTCCGCGCTCGCGTTCGCCGGGAGCGCGATTCTCTCATTGCAGACCACTTAAGCCTTGTAGCGGGGATTGCGCACGCGCTCCACCGGCGGCTTCCGCCCGGTTTCGATCTCGCGGACCTGATCGGCGCCGGAAACCTCGCGCTCTTGCACGCGGCGACGTGTTTCCGGCCGCTGGCGCATCCAGAAGTTCCGTTTGCGGTATTTGCCCGGAAACGCGTCCGCGGCGCAATGCTCGATCTCGTGGGCGGCAAGAAACACCGGTTTGAGGAGCAGACCAGACCGAGTATTTTCGCGACCGATGGCGGATATATCGCTGAACCGGCGGTCGAACCGACCGTCGTGGAAGATCTCGATGCCACGCGCATGGCCACCCGGCTGATCGACGCCGTCGGCAGCCTGCCCGTGGTCCAGCGGCGGGTACTCGGGATGTATTACGGATCCCGAGATGAGCCCAACCGCGTCGAAACGGCGCGCCGGCTCGGGATGGGGGTGAAAGCGGTGCGCCGCGAGTATAACGCCGCTATAGCGGAGCTGCGGCGGCGGTTCAACCCGGCGGCGTGACGGTTTCAGCTACAACCGCGTCTCTGACCGCGATCAGCCGCATCAGATCCACGGCCGCCGTCTGCAAGCGATCCGTCCGCCTGCGGTACACCGATTCTTCGTCGCCAACAGGCCAGGTGCAACGAGCGACAAACTCCGGATTTCGCGGGCAATCCTCCCAATCCGCAGGGCGATTTTCGACCGCCGTCATGAAACACGGCGAGTGCGCTCCTACGATGAGCGCGCACCGGTTACTCCCATCTGCCCCAATGCGAATTAATTGATCGAGATGGATCGATGCGCCGTAGAACGGGCACGCGAGAACGCTCATAACCTCCCCAGCGCTTCCCGGTTGAACATCCACCGCGAGCGTGCCCCGCCAACCGAGACGTCGCGGGCGAAAAGCGCGCCATCGCGGGCCGCGTCGAGAAGATAACGACGCGGAAGGCCAGAATATTTCGCCGCATCGCGCAGTGAGAGCCACGGCACCGCTTCGGCGGGCGCATACGCGGCAGACAGCCGCGCCAGGTGCGCGGCGAGAGCCGCAAAACCATCAACCCCCGCTGGCCGGCCACGGATCGCGAGCGCCGTTTGGCTGAGCGGATGCGCCAGATCGCCGAGCTTCCCCGTTTCATTGACAGGCCGCGACCTGTCAATAATATTTGACACCTCCCGCGCATACATATTCGGTTTCCCGGCTTTCAGGGCCTCGAGGTCGGCCCGCGAGTACTCGACGCGCGCCATCGATTCATGCGGATCGCGCGGTAGTACGCGTTTCTCGATGTAACCCTGCTGCTCGCGGCGTTCGATCTGGCGCTCCGACACGCCCAGGAACCGCGCGGCGGCGGATTTCGAGAGCCACGCTTCATTCCTGTGTTCTGTGGTCGGCGCTGATTTTGCGGCGCTCACGCGGCGCTCCGTTGCCGCCCGCGGCGGATCGAAAAGACCTCGCCTCTGACTTCACGGCCGACTTCGCGCCACAGAGCCGCCCGATTAACGTGCCGCGCGGCGTCGGTCCACTCCGCGATGGCAACCACGACCGCACGGCAGACCGTGCAGAGGTCGAGATCGTACCAACTGCATCCGGCTGGGCACGCGTCGTTCTCGGTGCAGCCGCAGACGCGGCAACGGATAAGACCCTCGCGGTCGCGTTTGACGACGTGCGCGGGCACTTTGCTCTTTGGCATTTCACGCTCCTGACCGTGCGGGCTCAAGTCCCGCTCCCAGCACTACCGTCCGACCGAACTATGTCATCCGTCGCGACGGCACTCCGACATGGTACCGCACTTCCGCGCCGTTCGGCGATTAAAAATATGTGACCGCCGCTCCATCCAAAAAAACCGCTCTCGACACCAGCCAGAAAACCGCGCAGCAACTGGCCGCCCAGCAACTCGTCTCCCAAGTGGATGAGCTGGGCGATATCGACAAGCAGCTCGCTCCGCTGCGCGCCCTGATCTCGCGCGAAACCGCGCTGCGCGCCGCGATACGCAGCCGCTTCGAGGACGCCCCGGCGAACGAGACATGCGAGGCAGCAGGTACGCGGTATGTGGTTGAGCTCGGCTGGCGCGGCGTCGAGCGCTCGATCGATTACCCGAAGCTGATTAAAGCGATCGGACTGAAAGCTTTCTCGCTCATCGCGAAAGTGACCCTGAAGGTGCTCGACGACAAAGTGCCCTGCGCGATCGCATTCGACGTTGTCACCAGCGCGAACACCGGCTTCCGCAGTTTCAAGATCACCGAACGCGGGGCTCTCTCCGTTGGCAAATCAGGCACGCCATGACTTTCTCGATTGCGGTCGCGAGCCTGCTCGTGGCTATCTTGTCGTCCGTCCTGACCCTGCTCATCAACTGGCTGATACGGCGCGACACAGCCGGGCGCACGAACGCCGCCGAGTCGGCGCATGTGGAAGAACTGGAGCGCCGCGTGCGGTGGATCGAAGAAAACAACGTTTCGTTGCGGGATTTTAACTCGCTCGTGCAGCGGTTGGATGCGATCCAGGCCGACGTGCGCGAAATCCGCACCTGGCAACTGCAGCACCAGCGCGGGTAAAAATGGGGAGGAAAGCCGTGAACTGCACCCAATTTCTCGTCGAACTGGCTGAATCCTTTGAGCGCGGCGGCTCGCGGGATTATAATCCTGAACTCGCCAACCGGCTGCGCACGGCGGCTTGTTACACCCTGCAGGCCGAGGCCGACGAGCGCGAGATCGAGCGGCGCAAACGGAACCGGGCGGCTGTGGCGGCGCGGTCCAACGGACCACGCGACAGCGAGAAATCGGTTTCACGCGCCGCGGCAGCCCGGGCGTAACCGCAGTTGCCGCGTTTTTCCCCCATCCGGCGATTACATAAGTGAGCTGCCAGCGCAAGATTCCATATGCGACGGCCTGGGACTCGAAGGGACGGAGTCCCCGCGGGCGCCCGGCCTCTACCGCGGAATTGAACCTCCGGCGGCAGCCGCTCCCTGCCGGCGCTGGTTCGCGCTGGCACTCATGCCCCGCTATGCCTTCGCGGTCCGCGACCAGTTGCGGGCGCTGGGCATTCCCGAGTTTCTGCCGGTCTACACCGAGGAATCCCGCTGGACCGACCGTATCGCGCTCGTGACGCGGCCGCTTTTTCCCGGCTACATTTTTGCCCGATTCGATCCGGAGACCGATGAGCGCATTGAAGTGCTGCGCACCCGCGGCGTGGCTTCGATCCTGCTGATCGACGGCCGGCCGGCTGCGATTGCGGACGCCGAAATCGCCGATCTCAGACGTCTGGTGCGCGCGCCGCGTGCCGTTCGGCCCTGCCCATATGTGGCAGGCTCGACCATCACCGTGGCGCGCGGCCCGTTTGCAGGCGTGACCGGCATCGTAACCCGCGTGCGGGGCGCGACAGGCTTGACAACAACTCTGACTGTGCCGGTCGCGATACTGGGGCGCTCCGTGGCCGTCGAGATCGACGCGGCCGATGTGGGCGCGGCGTGAAGGCGGGCCGCGTTTTTGCGCGTTTCGGCGATTACACCAATGAGCCTCGTAATTCCACAGGAGAAAACGCAAAACATGTCCGATCCGAACGCCGCATACGCATATCCCGTCGCGGTCCTTAACCCGAATTCCGGCGAAGTCGCTCTCAACATGAAGCAGCTCGTCGAAGACAACACCGCCGACGCCCGCAGGCGCACCGGCAATAACGGCGCGAACGACAGCGCGTGGCAGGCGTTCAACCTGAGCGTCGCCCAGGACAATCAGACCGTTAAACACCTGGCGACTCTCGGACTCGTGCAAGCCGGGCAGTCCGGCATGACCGAAAACCAGCAGACCGTGAGCCCCGTGCGCACGGCGACGGGCGACGCCATCGTTGGCGGCGTCGGCGTTTCGGCCGAGCAGGTGGCGGCGAATGTGGCGGATCTGGCGACCACCATGGTGCCGATCATCGCTTCGTCTCTCGCGACGGCGATTTCGACGGCCATGGCCGCGATTCTGCCCGCGCTCGTCACGGCGGTCGGGGGCGCGTCTTCGCCTTCACAGACGCAGCCAAAACCTACGGCGGCGGCATAACCGTGAGTTTCCTCTCGGTTCTCGGTTCGATTTTCGGCAAGATCGAGGCGGTGGTGGGAAAAGTCAATCCCGTCATCACGGCCCTCGAACCCGCCATCGCCGCCGTGCCCGTCTACGGCCCGGCCTTCGACGCGGTCTTCAACGCAGTAGTCGGAGCGGAACAATTGTTCCTGCCCGTCCCCGCATCCGGAGCCGCCAAGAAAGCGGCCGTAACGGCCATTGCCGCGTCCGTCGTGCCCGTCGCGGCCCCCGAGTCGGTATCGAAAGCCATCGACGGCATAGTAGCCGCGCTGAACACCCTGCAGGCGGCGCAGGCGGCCCTCAGCCCGCCCGTCCTCGCTGCGTGATCGCGCTCGCATTCAAGATCGCCGCTCAGACATCAAGCGAGTGGTCGAAACTGATCGCCGCCGCGACCCACAGCCCGTACAGTCATGTTGAGCTGTGGGTGGGCGGCGAGAGAGGCGCGGCTCTTTGTTGGTCCAGCCGGGAGTTCGACGGAGTAGCCCTGGTCGTTCTCGATCTGGAGCAACCCGAGTGGGAAATCGTCGAGATCGGGGCGGCAGCCGGGCGAGAAGCTTTCATGGCCGCTTTTATTGCCGGATTCTGCGCGGGCGCGAACGGCAAATCGTATGACACGCTCGGCCTGCTAGGCTATAAGACGGGTTCGGGCCAGCACGACGATCACGATGTCTTCTGTTCGGAATTCTGCGCTTCGGCTCTCGCCGCCTGCGGCGCGCTGACGCTGCCGCGCGCGCCGTGGCTCATCAGTCCGGGAGATCTGTACGGGATCGTCTCGGCTGCTGCAGCAAAACCGTGAAATCGCAGACCCGCATCAACAAAAAACGCGCTTTCCTCGCCGCCTACGTGATCCTCGGCGATTTGACCGCGTCCGCTGCCGCCGTGCACATGGATCGCGGCGAGCATTATCGCTGGCTCAAAACCGATCCGGCCTATGTGCAGGCCTTCGCCGAAGCGGACGAACAGGCGACGCAGACGCTCTATGACGCGGCGGTCCAGCGCGCGCTCGTCGGCGTGTATGAGCCAAACGTATACCAGGGGCGGTTCTGTTATCCGCAGGAAGAGTTCGAGTCCGCGCCCGCCGTGCTCTTTCGGAGCGGGAAACGCAAAGGCCAGATTCGCATTCCCGCCGTCATGGGCGTCCGCGATGTTCCCGGCGCGCCGCCGCTCGGGACGTGGAAACGTTCGGAAATGCTGCATCAGGCGCTCTTGCGCGCGAAGATCCCGGCTTTCCGTGCGGCCGCGGTCGAGCTGACCGGCGCCGCGGGCGGCCCGGTCGCCGCCTCGCTCACCATTGAATTCGTGCGCCCCGGAGACGTAAAACTATGATGAAACCCACGCTTCGCAATCTCTCGCTCACCGGCCTCGCAGGCCTGGCGGCGGGCGCGCTCCTCTACATCGTGGCATCCCAGGCCGCGACCATTACGACTATGCCCGCGCTGCCCGACGGCGCTGGCGCATTCACAGTCAACAACCTTATCCAGTCGAATGCGAACTGGGTTCTGGCGAATACCAATTTCGCAAACATCAACACGCAACTGGCTACGCTGGCCGGCCAGACCGCGACCGTGGTGCCGGTGTCGAGCTTTGCGGACTGCGCGACGACCGCCGCCTGCCCGTCGACGGTCCGGGGAACGCTGCGGACGGTCATTGGCATCGGGTTACTCGCCACCGGATCGCCCTCTACCTATGCCGTGACCACCATTTCGCCCGCGTTCACCTCCGCTACGAGCTATCTGTGCACGGCCCAGGACGCAACCACCATTGCAACTAATATCGGCGTCCTCACGGCGGGCTATGTGAGCGGGTCGGCAGTGACCTTTACCGGCCCCAACACGACTACCGACACCTTCAGGTTCATCTGCACGGGGTACTGACCAGCCTCCGTGAACCCACAGCTTCCGCGAGCGCTCTTCCCGCTGGCGCTCGACTTTCTGTTTCAGCCCGCGCGATTCAAAGTCGCCTACGGCGGTCGCGACGGCGCGAAAAGCTGGAATTTCGCGCGCGCGCTGCTCGTGCTGGGAATGCGCCGCAAGATGTTGATCGTCTGCACGCGCGAACTCATGGCGTCGATCCAGGAATCGGTTCACCGCACGCTCGCCAGCCAGATCACCAACCTGGGCATGGCGGAGTTCTACACCGTCGAGAAGCGCAAAATCATCGGGGCGAACGGGACCGAGTTTGTGTTCGCGGGACTGAAGCACAACGTCTCTGCGATCAAATCGCTCGAAGGGGCGGACGTGGTGTGGGTGGAAGAAGCGGCCAACGTATCCAAAGATTCGTGGGTCAAGTTGATCGACACCGTGCGTAAAGGTCCGCCGACGCACCCGGTCGCGTCCGAAATCTGGGTCAGCTTCAATCCCGAGCTGGCGACGGACGAGACCTATCAGCGGTTCGTCGTCCATCCACCGTCCGAAGCTGTTGTGGTCAAGGTGCTGTGGACGGATAACCCCTGGGCGTCCGAAGTGCTCCGCAAAGGCCGCGAAGAACTCGCGATTTCGGACCCGGACATGTATGCGCATGTCTGGCTGGGCCAGCCGAAGCGGATGCTCGAAGGCGCGATCTACGCGAAAGAGATGCGCGCCGCCGAAGCCGAAGGCCGCATCCGCCGCGTGGCGTACGATCCGCTGAAGCCCGTCCACACGGCGTGGGATCTCGGCGAAGGCGACAAGACCGCGATATGGTTCTTCCAGGTCTTCATGGCCGAATACCGCTTCATCGACTACCTGGAGGATTCAGGCCAGAAGATGCAGCACTATTTGGGCCTGCTGCAGGCCAAAGGCTATATCTACGGTACGGACTACCTGCCGTGGGACGCCTGCAGCGGAATGCTTTCGGGGAGTCTCGATCAGGCCATGCGGACCGCTGGCCGCTCGATCCGCATCCTGCCGAAACGCGCCGTCGCGGACCGTATCGAGACGGCGCGAACGATAGCGCCGAACTGCTGGTTCGACGCCGACAAATGCGCCGACGGCCTGAATTGCCTGCGGTACTACCGCTACGGCGAAGTCAAGGACATGGGCACTGCGACCGTGAAGCCCGTCCACGACTGGGCCTCGCATGGAGCCGACGCGTTCGGCTACGCCGCGCAGGGCATCGTGATGCCGAAAACTGAGCGCAGAATCGCGACGCCGGGGGCGCAGGCGCGTTACGATCCGCCCACGGAATGGAGCTGAAGAGGAAAACGATGGCCTGGCCGCAGAAGACAACGACCGCGTTTCAGCAGCCCGCAGACCTGAGGCCAGCCGCGCTCGAAAAACTGCGCGGGCCGCTGGGCCTCGCGCCCGGCAAGAAGTTCAGCGTGAAGAACCTCGCGAGCCTCGCGAACACCCGCCCCGGCGGCGGCCTCGCCGACGCCCGCAAGCGCCGTCCGAAGCCGGGGGCCATGAGCAACGTATGATCGCGCTCAACCCGGCGCATCGCGGCCTCTTGCACAAGCGCCTCGGCATAGCCGAGGGCAAGAAGCTGAGCGTGAAGAATCTCGCGCAGGCGGCGCGGTCGCAGAACCCGAAAGAGCGCGAGGAAGCCAACTTCGCGAAAAATGCAAGGAGCTGGAAACACTGATGCCGAAGCCCGCAACGCACCTGATCGTGCAATACCGCTCGAAAAACACCGATGTCTTGTACAGATCTGCGGACGGGATGGCTCTTGCGTGTCGGCAGGGCCTGACCGTCATCAGCGGCGACGACCCCAACCCGGCGAAGAAAGAGCATCGCAATTTTCTCGATGAGACTTTTGCCGTGATGTATCTGCGGCATCTGGCCGATCTGGACGTCAACCAGATCGCGGCCACCGAGGAATACGCTCGCGCCCTGCGCGGCGAGCGGCCCGAATATGCCGCGACGTGCGAAGAGCGGGACGGGGAGAGCAAGCTTGTGAGGCCAAACGGGCAGCTCGTCAATACGGCGAATTAGCCGAACACGCGCACGGCCAGGGCCGGGTCCAATTTAAATTCTGAGTCGCGTATGATCCATTCGACCCGGGTGTACGGATTGCGGCACCACCTCACGCGCATTATGAGGCATTCGACGGGCCGCGCCGCCGGGATCGAAATCAGTTTCGCGCCGGGTACCCAGAGCGCGCGCTCCGGATCGTGAACCAGCGCGGCGGCTGCGGCGGCGAGGAACGACCGAAGTGCTCGACCGGGGATTTCTTGCCGCGTTCAAGAGCTGGGCGGGCAGCGCGCAATCGATGTTCGGGTGGGCCGGCAATTACGCTCACGCGCATTATGAGGCATTCGACGGGCCGCGCCGCCGGGATCGAAATCAGTTTCGCGCCGGGTACCCAGAGCGCGCGCTCCGGATCGTGAACCAGCGCGGCGGCTGCGGCGGCGAGGAACGACCGGCGAGTCAATGCGGCCATCAGCGTCCTTTCCGGCGAATAATCGCCACGAGCCGACAGGCCGACACCGCGGCCATTCCGAATGCCAAACATCCGAAGGCGAATGATGCCGCCGCTCCGGCCCAGCGCCACCAGCTCATGAACCCAGTTTAGAATGGCCACCGATCCCCTCGAAACCGACGACCACGACATCCCGCGCATGGCCCGTCGCTTCCTCGACCGGTGCCAGGACCATGAGAGCGATCTGCGCAAGCAGATGAAGCTGCGTCTCGAGATGTACGTCGGGCAGGGGCTTCAGTGGGACGAGAAGGAGCGCGCACGCCGCCGCGCCAAGCGCCGCCCCATGATCGAGATCAACGAGATCGCGCCGGCCATCGCGCAGGTCGAGACCGACATTCGCCTGAATCCGCCGGGGCCGATCTGCCATCCCGTGGGCGCGGGGGCCGACGCCGAAACCGCCGACGTGATCGCGGGCGTCATCCGCCAGACGGAATATGCGTCGGACGCCACGCAGGCCTACGTCGCGGCGGGCAGACACAGCGCCATCACCGGCTACGGGGTTATCGAGTACGGGACGCGCTATGCGGACGAGGAATCGCTCGACCAGGAAATTTACGTGGTCCCGAATCCCGACCCGGCCATGTGGTGGTTCGATCCGCTGGCCAGGGGCGAGAACCGCGAAGACGCGCTGATGGCCCTCAAAGGCCCGGTCATTCTCGACCGCGAGGCGTACCAGCTCGCGTACGGCAAAAAGCGCAAAGTGCTCGACCGGGGATTTCTTGCCGCGTTCAAGAGCTGGGCGGGCAGCGCGCAATCGATGTTCGGGTGGGCCGGCAATTACGCGTCGATGAATACCTGGACGACGGGCGGCCAGGGGCCGTTCTGGGTCGCGGAATTCTGGCGCGTGACCGTCGAGCTGCGCAAGAAACGGATGTACACGGATAACATCTTCCGTTTCGACGCCGACGCCAAACGCCTGCCGAAAGGCGTGGCCGTCAAGACAGACGCGACGGGCGATCAGAGCGAATACGAGCGCATGGTCCCGGTGCGCACCTGCACGAAATACGTGATCGACGCCTGCGAGGAACTGAAAAAAGAAGAGTTCATCGACGGCTATATTCCGGCGCTCGCGATTCTCGGCCCGGAGACCTACATCGACGGCAAACTGCATCGCGGGTCGCTCGCAGCCGGGATGATCGGGCCTAATCGGGCGTTGAACTTTACCGCGACTTCCATGATGGAGATCGCGGGCAAAGTGCCGCGCGCGCCGTTCATCGGAACCAAGGGCCAGTTCGAAGATATCGGCGACGACGGCGTCAACAAGTGGGCGACGGCGACCACCGAGGACCATGCCTGGCTCGCGGTCGAGCCCGTCCAGATGGTCGATGAGACGACGGGCCGGCCGACTTTCGCGCCGCTGCCGCAGCGCAACATGATGGAAGCCTCTATCCAGTGGCTCATCGCGCTGGCGAGTTTCTTCAAAGACGCGATCCAGGCCGCGAGCGCTTACTCCGCGACATCGCTCGGCAAACGCACGGCGGATCAGTCCGGCGAAGCCATCCGCGCCCTGCAGGCCGAATCGTCGAAGGGCACATTCTCTTATCCGGACGGCGTGAATTCGGGCGTCGCGGTCATGTATCAGCGCTGGCTGCGCATTTTCCCCAAGATCCTCGATGCGCCGCGCGCGCAGACGATCATCGGCGCGGACGGCCAGAATGAACAAAAGCTGATTAACCAGGATTTCCCGCACCCGTCGGGCCAGAAGAACGCGGACGGCAAGCCGAAGATGCAGCGGCACGATATCGCGCTGGGGCGTTATTCGGTGCGGGTTGATGCAGGGCCGTCGCCGCAGACCAAAACGCAGCAGGCGCAGGGTTCGATGGAGAGCCTGTTCAAAGCGGCGCCCGGATTACTGCAGATACCCGGCGTGGCCGCGGCTTATCTGCGAATGCTGGGCGACGGGGATCCGCGCACGGATCAGATCGCGGACCTTTTACCCGGCGGCGCGGGCGATCAGCCGAACGCGGCGCAGGTGCAGGGACAACTGCAACAGGCCCAGCAGCGCATTCAACAGTTGACTGCGGGCCTGCAGCAGATGCATCAGGCCATGCAAGCCGGGTTACCAAAAATCGAAGCCGACAAATGGATCAAGCTCGTGGACTCGCTTACCAAAGTCGAAGTCGCGCGGATCGCGGCCAAGGTGGATACGGCGCAGACCCTGGCCGATACCTTTGAGCATTTGACGGGCCTCGCACACGATACGGCGGGGCAAGCCGTCGATCTGCAGCATCAGAAGGAAATGGCCGCGAACGCCCAGGTGGCAGCCGCGGCGTCGAGCACGCAGGACGCAAGCGAGGCAGCCGATGCGAGTGCGCAGGCCGCGCAGCAGCAACAGCAACAAACGCCACAAGGAGACGATTCTGGAACCTGAAGCCATAGTAATTCCGCCAGCCGAAGAAAAAGTCCTGACGCCGAGCGAACTCTACAAGCAGACGCAGGAGGCGCGCGCGATCGCCGCCGACCCCGTAAAAGCCAAAGCCGCCGACGACGCGGCCAAGGCAGCGGCAGCAGCGGCAGCCGAGCCGCAGAAACGGGCCTCGGGCGATGAAAGGAAATTCCGCCGCGCGCTCTCGAAACGCGACCAGGAAATCGGCGAGCTGCGCGCCCGGCTCGACGCGCTAGCCCCGAAGCCGGTCGCCGCGACCGTCGCGACGCCAGGGGCGGCGTTAAAGCGCGAAGACTACGCGAGCGACGAACTGTTCGCCGCCGCGAAGACCGAGCAGATCGCCCAAAAACTGATCGACAAGAAGACCGCCGAGGATGCGCAGGCTGCGGAAGTCAAGGCGACCATCGACGGGTATAACGAGCGCATGGCAGCCGCCCCGGCGAAATACGAGGACTGGGATGAAGTCCTGAAGGCGGGCACGGGCGCGGCGCTCAGCGTGGATCTGGGCAAGGAGTGCCCGTCGCTTTTCTGGGCCATCGCGCGCTCGCCCCATAACGACGACTGCTTCTATCACTGGCTCAAGGAGCCGGCCAAACTGCAGGGCCTGATCGACCTGTATAAGTCGGGGCCGAAGGGCGAGATCGAAGCGCTCGTGGCATTTCACAGATTCGAAGGCAAAGTGGCGCGAGACAGTAAACCTGCCACAGTAGAAGGCAAGACCGCGGCCGAGGAGAAGAAAAAGGCGGATGACGCCGCGAAACCTCCGAAGCCGCGGCCGAGCGCGGAGGCCTCCGTCCGGGGTGGAACGGCCACTCCGGGCGGAAAGCCCGAGATTTACCTCGCAGGCACTCATACGATCAACCCGGCTTACAAGGTCTGGCGGCGCGCCCAGGCCGGGCGGAACTAGGCTCGGGATCGCTTCCGGCGTTTCATGGCCCGGTGCTCGCGGGCCGCGTGGTGGGCCATCTCCATGTAGTGGCTCGCGATATTGATCCACATGTCCGCATGTCTGCGCCAGCTATTCCGCTCGCGGATCAGGGCGCGGATTTTGGCTTTCAAAGCCGGTGTCATTTTCTAATCCAGTTTCCCGCAGCGCGGGTTTCACGCGCGCCGCAACCCCCCAACGCATAGGCGGAAGACGCCGCGCGAGTCCCTTCCAACCTGGAGCGGAAGCTCCCACAGGAGGCCCGTGTGGCTGACAATTTTGAAACAATCCGCCGCGAACACACCGCCGACGCCATGGAGGTGCTCTCCAACAACTGCGTCGTGCCCGCGTTCGTCGGACGCGAAGACGAGAAGTATTTCAAAGAAGCGGTAAAAATCGGCGATTCGCTCGACATGCTGCGCCCGATCAAATCGATCGGCGGCACCGGCATGGGGTTCAATCCCGAAGGCCTGGTCCGGACAACCGTGCCGTTGCAGATCGCCTTCTGGGTGAACTACAACTTCATGTACAACTCGCGCGAAGACGCGATGTTTCTGGATGAAGACAAGCGCAAAAACTACCTGAAGCCGGGCGCCATCCACATGGCGAACCGGATCGACCTGCTGATGCTGCAGTACATCGCAGCCACGTCGCCCAACTGGGTCGGGACGCCGGGCACGCCCCCCACCACGACCGACACTTATGCCAGCGCGCAGACCAAGCTGAATCAGCTTCTCGCGCCTTTTGACGACCGGGTCGTGATCTTCACGAGCGCGTTTGCGCAGCCCATCGTCAAAGCGAACGCGGCGTTTTTTAACCCGGCGCAGATCATCGGCAAAGAATTCCTGACAGGGCGCGTCGGACGCCAGTTCGACTTCGACTTCATGGACGACGAGCAGACGCCGTTCATCACCCCCGGCACCTGGGTCACCGTCGGCACCGTGCACGGCGCCGGGCAGTCCGGCAGCTCCATCCTCACCACCGGCTGGGGCTCGGGGACGACCATCCTCGCCGGTAACGAGCGCTTCACCTTCGCGGGCGTCTATGCGGTCAATCCCGATTCGCGGCTGAATACCGGCGGCGTGCTCGCGCAATGGCAGCTCACCGCCCCGGTCAACGACGCCGCCGGCGCGCTGACCATGCAGATTTTCCCGGCCATGGTCACGGAAGGCCCTTACCAGAACTGCTCGGGCTCGCCCATCGACACTGCGGTCATCACCATGGCCAACGCCTCGGGCGTCGGCTACACGAACGCGATCGCGATGCAGAAGGGCGCTTACACAGCGGCCTTCATCGAACTCGAAGACGTTTCGAAGTACGGCTCGATGTGCACCGTCATGACGGACCCCGAGACCAACATCTCGATCCGCTGCATCTGGCAGTGGAATTCGAGCGGGCCTTATGCGGGCAACACCACAGTCAGGATGGAGTGCATCTTCGGCATCGGCAGCCGTTATTCCGAATACTTCAGTTGCGCGGTTCTCGGCTGACACGGAAGTCAAAGGAACAAGGACAACAAAACCATGAAAACTCTCACTCGCATTTCCCTGCTGGCCGCGGGCATCTCTTTAATTGCGGCCTCCGCGTTCGCCCAGACCGCCGTGCCCTCGACGACGCTCTGCGCCGCACAAACCGCGACCGCGACGACTCTCTGCCTCACGTCCACCACGAACGTGCTTTACCGGACCGGCGTCTACGTCGATCTCGAATACGAGCAGGTTCTGACGACCACCATTGCGTCGGGCCAGACCTACGTGACCGTGGCGCGCGGTCTCAATACCACCATCGCCGCCGCGCACGCCAACGCGCAGACCGCGTGGCTGGCTCTGCTTCCGACGCAATCCGTCAACCCCGGAACCAACGGCTTCGCCTTCGGGGCGGCGTTCACCGACTATGGGCCGTGCACGCGGACGAACTACACTTACCTTCCGCACTTCTGGCCCGCGCGAGGCGAAATCATAGATTGTGACGCAACGACCGGGGTATGGACGCCTTACCAGCAAACATTTACGTTTGCCGTGGGACCCGGCGATTGCGCCTGGGGAACGACCGGCACTTACGATGCCCAGGTTGCCGTCGCGACCGGCGGCCCCAACCTGCAGGGCTTCCTCGATCTGGGGGCGTCGTTTGTGCCCGCCAACCAGATTAAAGTGACCAACGCCGGCGCGAGCGTGAATACGCTCACCTGCATCATCCCGATCAACACCTTTCAGCCGCTCATCAACAAGGGCGTGACCGTCAAATATGTGGACGTGCTCTATGGCGTCGCGACCACCACGCTCACGTCGATATCCGGAGGCGCGTTCTCGACTATCGCGTTCCCCGCGCCCGGCGCGACTGAAACCGCCAGCGTCGTGACGCCCGTCGCCATCGGCGGCACGGTAACGACGAGCTCGACCACAGGCAATATGGCGGCCACGACCGCCGGAGCGTTCAAGGTCTCGCGCCTGACGCCCGCCACTCCTATCAATTTAACTACCGACATGACGTTTTTGCTCGTGTCGGAAAACTTCAATCAGTCGGCCAGCTCGGCTCAGGTCGTGAACAGCCCAGGGATGCTTTTGCACTACACCGTGCAATCGAGATGAGTTGCGAGACGCGCGCGGCGGGTTACCCATGCCCGCCGCTTTACTTCGCTGCGCATTCCCAAATGGATCTCAGGCACCGCTAAACCCTCCGGGACGTAATTTCTTGAGACGCGCCCAGCGGGAAATGGCGGAAGAGATGCGGATCGCCGCCGAGCGCGATCGAGCGGAAGTCGAGAGGGTAAGATCCTTGCGGCGGAATGGCGGCCGCGAGCGTTCCGTCGATAAGTGGGATGCGTGCGGGGCGTTCGCCGCACTTCAGGGAGTGGGGCGGCTGAAGCGCCCCCGCTATCCGATCCCCCGCGCGGATGCCATTACGGACAGTCCCGCCGCGAGGACCTATGAGGACATGGATTTGTATTTCGCCCATGCACTAAGTGAGTGGCTGAAACGCCAATAAATACAAGGTCCCGAGTACGGGTACCAGAGAGAAAAAGGATCGAAAAAACTTATGTCAGTCACGGTTATCGGCATGGATTATGACAACAGCGACGGGCTGCAGGTGTCACTTGCAGCCCACGCCAAAGCGCATCGCGAAAACGGAGACATGATCTTAAACTTGGCCGATGCCGCGAAGGCCCGCGCGGCCGGCGTTCCCGGCCCGAAAAAAGCCGACCCGCGCCCGAAGTACAACCCGGAAGACCACCCGTTCCCGAAAGCCGTCTATCACGCCGATGGTCGCGTCAGAGAGGTCGCGAATGTGGCGCAGATGGAAGCCGCGTTCAAAGACGGTTTCCGCAAGCTGCCTTATCCCGTGGTCCGCGCCGCCGTCGGCGATCCGGGCGCGGAAAAAGCCGCGCTGATCGCGAAGATCGCGGATGGCGAAGGCAAACTCGCGACGCAGAACGAACTCCTGCTGCAGCTCGGCGAGCGCCTGAAAGCGCTCGAAGTCGCCGCCGTCGAAGCTGCCGACCCGAAGCCCAAGAAGTAGTTTTCGCCGTCCCCAACGCCCCCGGAGGAATGAGTGCCGACAGGTCAGTCGATTATCAACAACTCGCTTACGGCACTCAACATCCTCGATGCGGGGGGAGCCCCTTCGGCAAGTGAATCTCTTGACCTCCTGACTGAGCTAAACGTCATGGTCGAGGGTTGGAGCACCGAAGAATTACTCATCCCCAGCATCGCCTCCGCCCAATACCCCCTCACCGCCGCAGCCAACCCTTATGCGCTCGGCCCGGTTCCCGCGGGCTTCGCCGGGGCGATTCTGCTGGGCAAAGCCACCACCATCAGCGCGATTTCGAACGCCAGCCCCGCCGTGATGACCGCCGCGGCCATCGTGCCGCCGCTCGTAACGGGGCAAGTGGTCGCGATCTCCGGCTTCACCGTCGGCTGGGCTACGGCGAATGGCGTCTGGCCGATCATCGTGCTCTCGGCCACCACATTCTCGATACCGATCGATTCGACAGGCTTCGGAGCCATCTCGGGAGTGCCCGCGTTCTCGCCCACCGCGCCGCGCCCGGTGCGCGTCGATCAGGCCGTCCTCGTCGCGACCGTCGGGGCGGGCAAAACGCGCAAATCGCTGCGCATAGTCTCATCCAAAACCTATTTCGGCCACGCGGATCTGGCCGCCGCCGCGACCTCGGCGGACGAACTCTATCTCGACTGGGCTGAGAGCGCCACGGGAGCCCTGAGCGCATATTTGTTCCCCGTGCCCTCATGCCCGACCGCGACATTGCTCGAACTCGAGACCTGGAACGCGGTCGCGGCCTTCGCGCTGGGCGTCAATCAATTCCTGCCCACGGGTTACCAGGATGCCATCCAGCAGGCGCTCTCTTACCGTTGCCTCTCGCGCTATGGCGCGGCGGTGAACCCGGCGACTGCCGAGATCGTGGCCGACATCGGCAAAGTGGCGGTCAAGCGCATCATGCAGTTGAACGCGGCGAATCGCCTGCTCGATCCGGCGCTGCTCGAAGCCGCGACCGCGCCGCCCGCGCAACCCGGACGAGGCCAGCAATGAGGCGGATGATGCCGGAGCCGGATGAAGACGAAGACGAGACTCCCGAATGGCGGGCTTAACCAATGCTATCCACGGCTGCCGATTACATCAACCAGAGGGTTCTTAGGCACGCTTGCCAATTGAGGCCGGGATACACGGCGGGGCCGGAACTTCAACAGGACGTACTTCAAGAATGGCTGGCGCTCGTGGACGAGTGGAATGCCGAACGGCGAATGCCGTACACCACGCCCGAGTTCACTTTCCCGATTACAACGAGCGGATTCAACCACAACAATCGCGATTACCAGATCGGGCCGACAGGCGCGGACTTCGTGACCACGCGCCCGGTGCGGATCCTGAAATGCAACCTCGTCCTCACGACCGTATCGCCGCAGGCGCGGATCCCGCTGGCGATTCTGCCTTTCAGCGACTACGGCGATATTTCCGTGCTGGCCCTGCCGCCGCAGGGCATCACGGAAGCGCTCTATTACGAGGCCGCATGGCCGAATGGCATCCTGCACTTCTGGCCACCCGTCAGTTACAACTCGATCGAATTCTGGACGCAGGGGGCGCTCGTCGCCCCTGCCACGCTCGCGGCTACCGTCGCCGGGACGTTTCCGCCGGGTTACGAAAACGCGACAATCTACACCCTCGCAGAGCGCTGCCAATACCTCTGCACGAAGGAAATGGGCAAGCGCAACGAGAAGATCGCGGGCTGGGCGCTCAAAGCGCGGCAGCGCGTGATAAACGTGAATCAGCGCAACCCGAAGGCTTACACGGATTACGCCGATGGCCACGACGGATCGGGCAGTTATGACCCGAATCTGACCTACACCGGGTATCCGTGATGGCGCGGTTCCCGAACTTCGCCGGCTCGAGCTATCAGTCGCTTTCGAAGGCAGCAGCTTTCGCGCGGACCATCAATTATCAGGTCGAGGGCATGGAGGTTCCGGGCACGGGCAAAACCGACGTCGCCCTCTATCCGCGTCCCGGCTCGAAACCCTTCTGCCCCACCGTCGCCGACGGGACCTATATTCATGGCCCCGTGCGCGCCATGTGCCAGTTCGATACGCAGTATGGCCCCGACCCGGTTCGCCTCCTGAACGGTTCCGTGTGGGGTATCAGCGGGGCTTCATTTTGGCGTATGCAGCTCGGCGGCGGCGCGGTCGGCAACAACAACGCGACCGAGGCTTCATTCGGCTACCAGGATGTCTTCGGCACGGTAGCCGACGACGGACTGCCGGCGCAGATTTTCACGAACGGGGCGGCTGTCGATCAGATCTTCATCGTAAGCGCCGGCCACGGTTACTGCCTGAGCGACGGCGTTTTCGCCGAAATCCCGATCGATGGCATCAATTTCTTCGGCGCGGTCGGGCTCGCCTTCATGGACGGCTATTTCATCGTCCTGAGCAATATCGCGAACCACGCGCAGTTCCAGCTCTCGAATCTGGGCGACGGCACCACATGGAACGGCGCGAACGTTGCGCTGCTGCTGGGGCAGGCCGACCAGATCGTCGCGCTCATCGTCAACCTCGAGTACATCTACTTCTTCGGCTCGCGGCGCGGCGAGATCTGGTACAACACCGGCAACGCGCTGTTTCCCATGGCCATCGAGTCCGGCGCGTTTCTCGAAGTGGGCACGAACGCGGCCGCCTCGGTATGCAAGCTGGCCTCAGATATTTTCTGGATCGGCCAGGACGCTTCGGGCTCGATCGTCGCCATGCACGCGCTGGGGCTCGCGGCGGAACGCATCTCGACGCACGCGGTCGAAGCGGCATGGGCCAACAAAGACCCGCTCCGCGGCATCGTTTACCCGACCACCGACGATTGCATCTGTTACACGCTGCGCTGGAACGGCCATAGCCTGGTGCGCTACATTTTCCCGTCGGCCGATGCGGGCTGGGAGTATGACATCACCGAATCGGCGCGTCTGGGCTACCGGGTCTGGAACGAGATCAACTTCACCGACCAGCTCGGCGTGCCGCACGCGCCCTTCGAGCGCGCGCATTGCTATGCGTTCGGCGTGCATCTGATCGGCTCGGGCGGCGCCGACGGCTCGCCCGGCGCCATCTATCAGCTCGACGAATCGACTTACTACGACGCCGTGGGCGCCCCGGCGTCGCCCGGTTCGCTCGGCTTTCCGCTGATCCGCGATCATATCGTGCGGTTGCCTTTCGCCGGCGGACTGCGGCAATTCCTCGACCGGCTCGAATTCTTCATTCAATCCGGCGTGGGTCTCGCGGCCGGGCAGGGCGCGAACCCGAAGCTGCTGCTGCGCATTTCGCGCGATGGCGGCAATACGTGGGGCCGCGAGATCGAAATTCCGATGGGATTGGGCGGCCACTATGCCACGCGCCTCGTCGTGAATCGCCTCGGATCTTATCGCGACGGCGCGATCTGGCTGCGCGTTTCGGACCCGGTCTTCGCGGCGCTCGTGGGCGCCGAGACCTATATGCGCGCGGGGGGCAGCTAAAGCGTGCCCGCCAGTCGGGTACCGGATTACCCGGTCAATCTGCAGAATCCGGACGGTTCGACGAACCTGACATGGTGGCGATTCTGGAAAGCTATCGCCGCCCAGTTCAGCGGCGTGGACGCACCTGTTACGCCCGCCCCGCCACCGGCGCCGCCGCAAGCCGCGCGACCGGATCCGGCGGCAGCCGCCGCGCTCGATCTGGCAGCGATCGCGGCATCGCGCATCAGGTCCGTTCCGGCGGCTGCCCCCGCCATCGGCGGCGTCAATGTGCAGACAGGCAACTATACCGCCGTCGCGAGCGATAGCGGCCAGTTAATCAGCTTCAACGATGCAAGTCCCTGCACGCTGACACTGCCCGCGACGCCGCCGTTTCCGCAGTGGTGCATCTTCGTCCAGAATACCGGCAATGGCATTCTGTCGATCAACCCCAACGGGCTGAATCTCGATGGACTCACGCCGAACCAACCGCTGCAGAAAACAGAGGGTTGGTACATCGCGACGGACGGCGCGAATTATTTCAGCGATAGGGGTGGAGGGCCGGGCGCGCCGGTCAAGATAGAGACCGGGAACTATACCGCCGTCCCGGCGGACAATGCCAAGCTCATCAGCTTCAACGATGCAAGTCCCTGCACTCTGACACTGCCCGCCGCGTCTCCGGGCGGTCGCTGGTTCTGTTTCGTCGAGAACATTGGCGCGGGAGTGCTGACCATCAGCCCCAACGGTCTCAATCTGGATGGCTCGGCGTCGTCAATCACGCTTGCGAAGAATCAGGGTTGCTACATCGCTACGGACGCCCTGAATTACTTCACCATGCGCGGGATCGGCGGCGCTCCCGGCGGCGCAAATACGCAGGTTCAGTACGACAATAACGGCGTATTCGGCGGCATCACCGGAGCCACTACAGACGGCACGAATCTCTCGGTTACGACGCAGGCGTTGACCGACAATACGACCAAAGCGGCGTCGGACGCCTTCGTGCAGGCTGTGGTCGCCAACGCCATCGCGGGCATCAACCCCGCCATCGCGGTGCAGGCCGCGACGACCGGCGCGGCGGATACCAGCGGCCTGACTTACTTCAATGGCGTTTCCGGCATAGGCGCGACGTTCACGGGAACCGCCGCGACGGCG